AGGGACTGGCGGAGATAAAGCAACGTGGGCTGGCGTTCGCCGCCGAGGCCGACGGATTTGAGGTGTTCTTCGGCGGTGATCGGTTCGGCTTCCGGTGCCGGTGCGGGCGGAAGTGTGGCGAGGTCGATGTCGGCCAAGCGGACGGCGGATGTTCCGGCGGGCGGTTGCCACTTGGCGGTGTCGCCGTCCCAGAGGACGACGTTGACGAGGTGCCCGTTGGCTTGATCGAGGATGGCGTATTGCTCGGTCATGGTTAGAAATAGGTTGTCACTATGACGATGCCGTTGGCTCCGTCGCCGCCTTTGCCCTCGCCGCCAGCGTCGTTGTCGCAGGCGCTGCCGCCGCCGCCGCCGCCTCCGTAGAGTCCGCCGTTGCCGCCGTTGTTGGCTTGGCCGCCGGTGCCGGGCGATCCGCCGCCGCCGCCGGAGCCAAGGTAGCCGCCAATCCATGTTGTTCCGGCATTGCCTGCGGCGTTGGCAACAAACGTGCCGCCTGCGGTAGACGTGACGTTTCCAACCGCGCCGCCGTTAGCGCCGTTGTAATAAGTCGTGGCCTGCTTGCCGCCGCCGCCTCCTCCGCCAGCGGCTGTTCCTATGGTCGCAGCGGGCGCGGTGGCGTTGGCCGCAAAACCGCCCGCGCCACTTGGGCCGCGACCTACGCTCGTTGCGTAATAGAGGCCTAAACTTGCCGATGCGCCCGCGCCGACACCGCCTGCGGCACCGCTGCCTGCCGCGCCTGCTTGTCCGCCAGTTGATGTAATGGAACCAAAGCTGCTTGCGCCGCCGGCGGTGCCGGAGGTTCCGCTGGAGCTGTTTGGGCGATTGCCAGCGCCACCACCACCACCAGCCCCGACTGTGACTGTTACAGTGTCGGCCAGTGCTGCCGCGTCAATCCAACCAACACTGACTGAACCGCCTGCGCCGGCGCCACCGCCGCCGCCGTTGTTGGCCGTGGTGTCGCGGCGACCTGATCCGCCGCCGCCGCCTCCGGCAACGATGAAATAGTGGACGAGCTTGGCTGCGGCGGGTTTTGTCCAAGTGTCGTTGGCGGTGTAGACGCGGGTCTCGGCGAGCTGGGATGTGAGGGCGATGGTGCCGGAGCTATTGGGGACGGTTAAGGTCCGCGTCTGGCCCGAGGTAATGCCGGAGAGTTGGAACTTTAGATTCTTGGTGGCGTCTCCGTCGTCGTAGATGAGAAATGCGCTGTCGCTCATCACGTCGAAGAAGGACGTGTCGGTGAGCTGGTAGTCGTTGTCGCGGGAGGCGCCGACGATGGCTTTGCGGACATAGACGCCGGCTTGTTTGTAGGAGCTGAAGGGCCAGGTGCCGGAGTTCGAGCGGACGAGCCAGCGGCTATCCAATGCGGCCGATCCGTCGAGCGGGAGGTCCGCATAGGTTGCCACTTCGCCTGCGAAGAACGCAGAGCCGCCGCCGCCGCCGGACCCCTTGAGGTCGAAGTTGCCGGTCAGCGGATTGAAAGCGAAGGCCATTGGAAATTAGAAATTTGAGATTTAAGAGCGGACGACGGTGGCAATGCGGGCGTCGTCCGAGGACGGCGTGCCGCCGACATAGGTGAAGGTCAGCGTGGCGACGGTGTTGGTCCCCTCTTTGTAGACGACGCTGGAAAGATTGTTCGTGGTCGAGACGTAGCTCAGCTCAACGGTCGTATGCTGAGGGATGTTCAGTCCGGGAATGTTTCTGACTTGGACGTTGGGGTTCACAAAAAGTTAAAAGTTAAAAGTGAAAGGTGAAAAGTTGCGGAGATTCAGAATTTTGCATTTTGCGTTCTGCGTTCTTCATTTATGCGGCGGCGGGGGTTGCTGTTGACCCACGCGCCGCGAAGGCTCCGCCCATGCTTTGGGGCTGGCTGGCCAGGGCGGGGACGGCGCCGGTTCGGCCGATTTGGGCGTTTTGGATTTGGGTCATTTGGAAGTTCAGGGCTTGGGCTCTCGCATCGACCATGCCTTTGTAGATTTCGTCGCCGGCGTAGCGTTGTTGGAGCTGAGGATTTGCCTGGATGGCGCTTTGGAGGACCTGCAAGCGGAGCTGGGGATTGACGCCTTGTTCGGGCAACGGGGGCTCGATGCCGGCGCTGATCTTCGTCAGGGCGAGCTGCTCGTCTTCGGCTTCCTGGGCGGTGGCGACGTCTTGGCTGCGCACAATCATGCTGGCGAGGCTCGGGTCGACGGCGCCGACGATGAAGTTGACGAGGCCGGCGCGGTCGATGACGCCGGCGACGTCGAGGGGGACGGCGACTTTGGCGATGTATTCGAGCTTTTTGCCAAGGACTTCAGCGTCGAGGTCACGGACGTCGAATTCGGCGACCAGGTCGTAGCGGCCTTGGATCTGTTCGCGGCTCACCTGGAACGGGGCAGGCATGGCGCCGGCGACGCGGGCGATCTCGGTGTCGCTGACGTATTGCTGCATCAAGGCGAAGGCCTGCGCGATGACGGCTTTGCTGCTGCGGAGCCAACGATCGACCATGGTTTGCTGGGTCAACATGGTGAGCGGCTGCGGGACGCTGGCGCTGAAGCGGCCGAAGTATTCGTCGACGTCGCGGCGGGTAGAGGCTTCGATCTCGATGGTGCCGGAGTCGAATCTCGGGGGGTCCATCCATCCAAATTCGCCAGGGCGGCGCTCCGGGATTTGGGCGCCTGGGCCGAAAATCAGATTTAGTTTCCCCCTGTTCGCCGGCACGCGCACGGGGGGGAGGACGGCGACGGCGGCGCGGTCGCTGCGGAAGTCGCGCTGGGTCTTTATTTCATACTGCTGGCTCTCGAGGAGCTCGGGGACGCCGCGGGATTCGAGGAGGTTGCGGGAGATGCGTTCGCGGGCGAATTCGACGAAGGGGTAGTCGCCGTGGCTATACGGGAGGAGTTCGCTGACGGCGACTTCGTCGGCGACGGTTTCGTGCAGGACGGTGTAGTGGACGCGGGTGGTTTGGTCCTTGTTGAATTGCTTCTGGTAGTAGTGCCAGAGCTCGATCATCTCGCGCTCGGTTTCGAGGTTGATGATCTCTTGCCGGTAGTAGTTACGGATGGGGCGGCGGTAGGCGCCTTTGTGGCGGAGGGCTTGTTCGACGAAGTCTTCGCTGTAGCCGTCGGTGACGATGCGTTCGCGCAGTTCGGTCTCGGTGACCATTTCGCGCCAGGACACGTAGCGGGCGCGTTGGAGGTCGGAGGTTTGAGGGGGAAAGTAGATGTCTTCCCAGGGCTCGAGGGCGACGAATTCGGGGCGGTTCTCGAAGAGGTAGGGATTTTCGTAGGTGCAGGCGCCGGTGTTGCGGAGGTCGCGGACGCAGCTGAGCTTGCCGGCGGCGGGGCCGATGAGGTCGGCGAGCATTTGCTTGGCGTCTTCTTCCTGGAGCGGGTCCATGATGCTCTCGAGGAGGATCTGGATCATGGGGTCGCCGGTCTCGGCGAGCATGGCGGCGAGCTGGTCGAGGGTGATGGTCTTGGACTCGGTGCGGGTGGTGCGGCGCCAGAATACCCCCATCACGGCGAGGCCGTATTGCTCCTGCATTTGCGCGAGGAGTTCGACTTCGCGGCGGAGGTCGTCGGCGCAGTGTTGGAAGAGCATCCATTTCAGCGCGGTCTCGGCGCTGACTTTCGCGGCGTAGTCGCTGGACTCGATGGGTTGGAGTTGGATTTTGCTGCGGAAGAAGGCTCCCAAGAGCAAATTCACGTTTTCATTACAGATCTGGTCGGCCAAACGAACACGAGCATCAGAACTGGACTCCCATGGGAACGCGGCCTTGCCCAAAGCGGCGGCGTGTTTGCGTCCGTCGGGGGATTGGCCGGCCCAGATGGCGTGGCGGACTTCGTAGTTGCGTTGCTTTTTGTCGAGGTAGCCGCCGACGTCGGACTCGGCTTCTTGGATGTTGAGGAGGAAGCCGCGGATGTCTTCCGCGGAGGGCTTACCTAATGTCGCCTCATAATTGTAGCCGGAGGAGTCCACTATGCGGCCTCCGCGGAGTTGGCAGTTGGCGGTTGGCAGTTGGCAGCCAGACGGACGGCTGGGCCAGCCGTCCCTACCCAAGTCTCTTCGTCTCTTGGTCTCTTAGTCTCTTGGTCTGTGCCGGGGGCGCTGAGGCCGGCAAAACTCACCTGAGTTTTGCTGGACGATGACTGCACCCGGCACTCGGGGTTGTCGCGGAGTAAGGACTTGAGCCAGTCTTTGTCTCTTGTGATTCCGGGGTTGCGGCGTTCCCAGTCGATGAAGGCGAAGGCGTCTATTGAGGCCACGTGCTGGCCTACTCCTTCGATGTGGGCGTGCTCGAGTCTCGCGTTGGCTTGGGCGATTCTTAGCTGTCTCGCCTTGGCGTTGACGGCTTGGGCGTAGAAGCCGCGCTGGAGTTCCTCTTTGACGAGGGAGCCGAGTTCGGTGTCGAGGTCTAACATCAGTGACGAGTGACGGGTGACGAGTGACGAGTTGAAAGGCAGCGGACCGCTGGGCCAGCGGTCCCTACCGGGAGAAGATGTGAGTGAAGGAACACGCTTTTGCTCCCCTGGGAATTTTCCCTGAATCCCACCATGAGTTGTTGCCGAGTTGGCGACATGAACCCAGGGGAGCAAAGTGCGTGCTACCTCATCAGCTGAGGCTGTCGAGCTGGGCGACTTCGAGGAAGATGTGGATCTCCCCTTTGTCGAGCTCGAGCAGGTCGTAGCTCGCCATGGAGGCGAACTTGGCGACAACCGCGGTCGCGGCAACGTAGGCGTGAGGCGTGGTCGAGGCGTGGGCCTTGGCCAACACTTCGGTGCCGTTCACGTTGATCTGCTGCGACGTGATGAAGCGGTCGTCGTCGGTGGCGTCGCCAACGATGACGGTGTTGCTGTTGTAGGCCGCGGTGCCGACCAGCTCGAAGGGAACCTTCAAGTAGGTGGCGGCGCTTTTCACGACGCTGTTGGCCGGCAGGGTAATCAAGGTGATGTCCTGCGCGGTGTTGTCGGTGCCCTCCGTCAGATCGGTGTGATCGATGACGAAGCGGTAGTTGAAGCCACGAGGTGACTCGTGGAGGCTGCGGAATGCGTTAGTTGTCATAGTGATGATTTCCTCCGATTAGTCCGCGGTGCTGGCGATCTTGCCGTGCACGAGGGGGTTATCGACCTGGAGCGCAGCGATCGTGTCCACGATGCCACGGGGGCCTCCGCCGGCGTCGTCGAGCGGCATGTAGCGCGGGCGACGGTTGTAGCGGATGCTGACGCCGTCCATGTCGAGCAAGTAACCGCGGCGCAGCTGGGAAGCTGTGACTTGGTCTTTAGCCAGAAATAGGGACGGTGTGAGGGCCAAGTCGCCGAAGTCGCCGGAAAACAGATCGATCTTTGCCGTGTAGGAAAGATCGGCGGCGTCTTGGTTGAAGAGGCGGACGGTGGCACCGGTGTTGGTGCTGCCGAACTGAACCTGCTGGAAGCCGGTGAAACGGCGTTTCAGCGTGGGTCCGCACAAGAGCGTGTAGCTCTTGTTTTTGCCGCACTGTTCGTAGAGCGACTGGAGCAGCGCCTGGATGGTGCCATCCGTGATGCTGTTGGTCGCGGTCGTGCTGATCGAGGCAGCGGGTGTGCGGTAGGCAGCGGGAACGGCCGTGGCGCTATCCGATTGAACTGAGTTGGAAATCCAACTACCCAATCCCCTAGTTTTGTAGGGCGTGGTGCCGGATTGTTCGGTGCTGTCTTGGTCGCTGCAGAACACGGATTCCAGATCGCGGGCGAGCTCCTGGAGGGAGCGGGTCACGCTACGAGCCATCTCGCGTTTGCGGCCGATGCCGGCGACATCCGAGACGGACTCGGCGAGGTCGTCGACCTTGGGCAGACGCCACATCTTTTGGATGCGGCCGTAGAGGCGGGCGCGGTTGGCAGCCTGGTTGGAGAACGTGGTTGCGTCCTGGTTGGAGAGCACGCCGTTGAGTTGCGGCTCGTTCATTGCGTCGACGAGCCAGCTGAAAAGCGGGTTGGTCGGGTCTTTGGATTTTTTGGCCATCGAGAGCAGCGGGGTGCTCTTTTGGTCCGCAACCGCGATGAGGTCCGCGAGATCCTCGCGTGCGCCCACCTGGTTGGTAATGAGAAGTTCAGCCATTGTAGTTGGTTTTCTAAATGTTGGTTTGGAATCTTGGTTGGAATTCGATCACACGATCGACTCCATGAATGCTTCGAGGGCGTTGCGATCGCCTCGGGCCTTGAGCGCGGTGTCGGCCTTTTGCCGCAGGGCCGCGCTCGATGATGCAGATACTTTGGGACTGGCGCTCGGAGTCGGGGTTTTCGGCACCTTGTCGGTGGCCGCCGCTTTCGTCGCCGGTGCTTTCTTGGTCTTGTCGGCGGATGCTCGCTTTTGCATCTGCTCGACACGTGCCATGCGCAGTTGTTGTCCCGCAAACGCGTCGCCTACGATGAGTTCCCAATTCGGGAAGCTGACGATGGTCGGATATTGCTTGAGCGTGGCCTGGAGGAATTGGTGGGCGCTGGTCCCGTTCTGGAAGAATTCGGGATAGAACGCTTTGGCTTCCGGGAGCGTTTGCTCGCGGACGCGGATGTATTCCTGCTGGCGTGGGCCGGCTTTGACCAGGGCTCGGGCGTTGGCGCGGATTTGTTTGACGGCGTCGGAGTCGTAATACTTCTCCTCGCCGGCAACCGTTACCGTGCCGCCGTCGCGGTGGTCGTCGGTCCAATCAAGGACCGCTTGGGCCTTTGCAATCTCCGCCTCGAGGGCGGCTGCGTCTGTGAAAGAACTGAGCGGATTGGCGGGGTCCTGGATGATGACCGGTGGCTTGGCGTCGGCGGCGGCTTTCGCGGCCTCGAGCTGGGCCTTGAGATCGTCGAGCTGCTCGAGGGCTTCGCGCTTTTGGGCGGTGAGCTTGTCGATGCGTTGCTGGACCTTTGTGGGAGCTTCGGGCTCTTCGGCCTTGGCTTCCTCGTCGGTCCCCTCGCCTTCCTCGTCGGATGGCTCGGCGTCGGTCTCGTCGGTTTTTTCTTCGGTGTCCCCGGATTCTTCGGCGGCTGGCTCGGAGTCTGGCTCTTCGTCGGCTGCTTCGGTTCCGCTGGTTTCTGCGTCTGGCTCGGTTGTCGCGTCGGTCGGCTTGGCGAACTGGACGCCGAGATGTTCGGCGATGTCTGCGAAGTCGATGTCGGTGACGTCCGGACCGTTAGTTTGCACCTTGTCGGTGGTGTCTGTTGCCATGGTTAGTGGGTCCAAGTCCCGGCAGGATTCGGGTTGCCCGGCGTGTGGGCCGTGCGTGCGGGGTGAATCAAGAAGTCCCTGCGCATGCAGGGGGAATTACGGCGCCGGGGCGCGAAGTGCAAAGGGGTGCGGTCACAAAGCACCGCAATGCACTGCAAAGCACTGCAAATTGGTCGCTGTGCGGCGGGTCCAGAGGCCCCGCCCTACCTGCTTACTTGCCAGAGGCCGATTTGCGCGAGGGCGTAGCCCCACCAGACCAGCATGAGAGCGTAGCGTCCGGTCCATGCCATTTCTGCGCCTATGACAAAGTAGACAATGCCTACGCTGGCGATGAGCCAGGTGCTCATTTGCGCTTGTAGCCGAGCGCGGTCAGGATCGTGGTGAGCTCGCGGCTTCTTTGGTCGATGACTTCTTCGGCCATGTCGGGGAAGGCGGCGTGGAGGAATTCGTGGAGTTCGACGCGGAGGCGTTTGCGATTGGTCAAGCGTGAGTCAATCAAGATGCGGTGGCCGGAGCTGTTGTCGCCGGGCTCAGGGGTAAAGGCGTAGCCGTCGGCTTTGCCTTTCAAACGGACGTATTTCCAGGGCCATGACCGGCTGGCGATGCGGAAGCGGTGCTGCATGGCGGCGTGCGGACGGCTGGGCCAGCCGTCCCTACCGGGGGGTGAGGCGGTAGTGGGGGACTTTGCGGGCGACTTGCTCGAGCTGGATGGTGAAGTCTTGGCGTTCGGCTTGGCCGGTCTTGACCATTTTGCGGATGCGTTGGCTGATGGTGACGGGGGCTTTGCCTACTTCCGCGGCCAGATCGGCGACGGTGAACCAACCGGGGGGGACGACGTCGAGATCGACCCTGGGCTGGGTCAGTTGCTGGCAAAAGTTGGCGAGCGAGGATTCGATTTGCTCGGCGGTGATCTTCGACTTCTTGCTCATAGATGGGTCACTTTGGGCGCCGGGGGGTTGTAGAAGATATGATGCGGGCTTGGGAGGGCGCCTTGGGGTTTGCCGCGCCAGTCGAGGATGAGCAGGCTGGGACGCGGGATGCTGTCGGGGACGACTTTGTGTCCGTGCCTAGTTAGGAATTGCCATCCGCCGGTGACGCCGATCATGCCGGAGCCGTCGCTGTAGACGCCGCCGCAGTGGCGGTGTCCGCGGAGATAGACTTGGGCGACGGGGTGGCCGGCGCGGACGGAGTTCAACCTGGCGTTGCCGAGGGTGATCGAAAGGGCGCTGGCTTCGAGGTAGGCGCGAGAGGTCGCGCCGATGTGGTGGGTGGCGTCGATGGCGCAGCCGTGGATGTTGATGAGCCACTTCTCGCGGGCGACTTCGTCGCGGGCGCCGATGAGCCTGGCCAGGTAGCTCTCGACATCGTGGGTATGACATTCGGTGCCTTTGACGACGAAGGTGGCGGCGGCTTTGGAGGTGAGCGGCTTTAAGGCTTCGGCGGCCATGGCGCAGTGGTTTTCGATTAATGAGGCGACGACTTCGGGGCTGCGATGATGGATACCCTCCGTGGCGTCGCCGTTGACCAGGACGGCGTAGGGGTCGGGGCCGGCGATGGTGGCGACTTGGCTGAGGGCGTTTTGCCAACATTCCCACAACCAACGCTGATGATGATTCTTGCCGAAATTGATGGTGTTGCCGGCGAGGTTCTCGCTGTCGGGGGGCATGAGGCCGACGGTGGAACCGCAGTGCAGATCGGAGCAGACGACGAGGATCGACGGCTTTTTGTCGGCTTTTTTCTTGGGCATGCGGTTAGTTTGGGGAAGGCGCAGTGGGTTGAATGTGACCGCTTACCTGCGCGATTTCCCGGTGCATAGATGAAGGAGCGGGACCGTCCGTGGAATAGATCCGGAGAGCATTGGCGACGCCATGCTGTGACTTGTTTTTGACGCGTTGCCTTTCCATGCGGGGGGAGCAATGCGGGGGCGACGGGGGAATTGCCAGTCGTTGCGGCAGCAAAGCACCGCAATCCACTGCAAAGCACCGCAATTAAAGCCCCTGCGGGCTGGCTATGGCGTCGGCGCGGCGGGCGGCGAGGTCTTCCTTGAGGGAGAGGATGGCGTCCATGCCGCCGGCGGTGTGGGCGAGAAGGCTCGGCTGCTGCGCGGTTTGCGGTGCGCGGACGATTGCCTGGGCATCACCGATATGCTCGTCGATCACGGCCATGATGGCCGCCCAGAGAGGCGTGCTCTCCGGGACGGCCAAGGCGCCGCGCTTTTCCTGGTCGGTCAACGTGGGGACGTCGATGCGGATTTTGCGGGTGAACCAGTTCATTTGGCTTTGAATCCTCCGCGTTTGTTCTTCATCGCTGAGTAGACCTTTGGGGTGATCGTGCTCTTGGATTTCGGCCGGCTGGTGCCGGCGGCCTTGCGGCGGTTGATGTTGGCATACAGTCCTTGTTTCATGTTTCTCCTTTCTACCATTTGACTTTGTCGGCCCAATACGCGGCGGACATCTTGCCTTTGGCGATGTTCTTGGCGTGGCGGGCTTTGAATGATTTGTTCCGGGCGGTCCCGGCCGGTGATCCCTTCACGCCT